TCTTGCACAAGTATACTCTAACGGAACAAATGCTGGCGGTGCATATAGTGGTGGTTATTGTAATCCAGGAACATACATTTCAATGGGCAGCACAATGTATTTTAGTCCTGGCACTACAAGCACTCAAACATATGCAATTTTTATGGCTTGTGCTAGTGCTGGTGGAACAGCGTTTATTGTACACCCTTCAGCTGCGTATTCCCTTTCTGCTACGGAGATTGCTGTATGAACCACGAGGCTATTTATAAATTAAACCCAACAGTAGTTACCATTCGTGGTAATAATGCTTACGATATAGAAGGCAATGAAGTAACTTATGACCTAGCTGCGGTAACTGCACAAGCTGAAGCGGATGCACAAGTAGCTGTTGATACAAAGACTTCTGCATTAGCTAAACTATCTGCACTTGGTTTAACTGCCGATGAAGTTAAAGCACTATTAGGAGTTGCATAATGTCACAACTTCAGGTGAATCGTATAAACGATGCAAGCGGTGGAGTTTTAGCACCCATTAGTTCAGTATTTAAAAATAGAATAATTAATGGCGACTGTCGTATTGACCAAAGATACGCTGGTGCTAGTGTTACTCCTTCAGTTTCAACCTATACGCTTGATAGATGGAGCGCTGCGTTATCTCAAACATCTAAATTTAGTATTCAACAAAACGCTGGGTCTGTAACACCGCCAGCTGGTTTTACTAATTATTTAGGAACTACATCACTTGCCTCAACCTCATTAGGCGCAAGCGATTTTTACTTCATAGACCAGCGAATTGAAGGATTTAACATAGCAGATTTAGGCTGGGGAACTGCGAATGCGGCTACCGTAACTTTGTCTTTTTGGGTGCGTAGTTCATTAACTGGTACATTTGGTGGCGCATTAAGAAATAGCGCTGCAAATCGGTCTTATCCTTTTTCATACACAATATCTTCTGCAAATACTTGGGAGCAGAAATCAATAACTATTGCTGGCGATACATCAGGAACATGGTTAACAAATAATGGTGTAGGTATTAGTATCGATTTTAGTATTGGTACAGGTAGCACATTTAGCGGAACTGCTGGTGCTTGGTCGGCAGGTAACTTTGTTACAGCCACAGGCGCAACATCCGTAGTCGGTACAAACGGTGCTACCTTCTACATTACTGGGGTTCAGCTTGAAAAAGGCACACAAGCTACTTCATTTGAATACAGACATTATGGTACTGAGTTGGCTTTGTGTCAGCGGTATTATGAGAAGTCTTTTAACCAAGCTACTGCGCCAGCGCAAAGCGCAGGTTCTACTGGGGCGTTTCGCTTTGTTCAAGTTAAAGATGCAAATGTCCGACAAATATCTTGTGGCACTGCATTTTTCAAGGCGAGTAAAAGAGCAACCCCAACAGTTACGCTTTTTAATCCAGAGGCCGCAAATGCTTTGCCAAGAAATTTACAACGAGCATTAGATTGGACAACTGGCGGCTTGGGTACGGTTGCAGCCAGTGAATCAGTTTTAGTTTTTAACGACTGGACGACTGCTACTTCTGGTGGCTTGGGCGATGATTTCACTGTTCAATGGACTGCCTCAGCGGAACTCTAAGATGTACAAAGTCGATATTGAAGACCAAGATGTTCGGATTTCTGGCGCTTACAAAACGCATCCAAAGTCAAGGACGATGTACGTCAAAGCAAGCAGTGGCAAGTATTTGCACCGCATTGTGATGGGCCGTGTGCTTGGCAGAGAATTGAGTAGAGCAGAAAAAGTTGACCACATCAACGGCGATGGTCTTGATAACCGCAGGTCAAACCTGCGTGTTGTTACGCACAGCCAGAACCTAGCAAACAGGTCTGCCACAAGAAGCACAACCAACAGGTTCAAGGGCATCACACAATGCAAGCGCACTGGCAAGTGGCAAGCCAAAATAATGGTGAACTACAAAACCATTTACCTTGGCACGTTCAAGTCGGACGAGGACGCGGCAAAAGAGTACGACTTGGCGGCAATCTGCCACTTCGGTGATTCTGCAAAATTAAATTTTGGAGCTTTTTAATCATGTACCAAAAACTCAATACATCAACAGGCGCAGAAGCCCAGTGCATCAAACGCCTCGCCGACAACGCATTCATACCAATGGATGAACAAAATGTTGACTACCAAGCCTATCTTGCTTGGGTGGCTGAAGGCGGTGTTCCAGAGCCAGCAGATGAGGTGACAGGGTGACCCCGCTGGAGGCCAGACTCGACACGCACGAAGCTGTGTGTGAGCTGCGTTACGACAGCATCAATGCCAGACTCAAGCGCATTGAGCAGATCTTGATCGGCAGTTGTGCCGCCATCATTGGCATGTTGTTGACGTTGGTGCTGAAGCTGTGATGTGGATCCAATCAGCATCTGCCTACTTGCAGCAGGCTTGGTCAAGCAGATCCAAGCTGGCTGTGAGCTGTACAAGCAAGCTAAAGAATCTTTTGTTGAGATCAAAGCAACTGCTGATGAAGTCATTGCAATTGGCAAAGAGGTTCATGGATTCTGGGGCCAGCTCCTTGCGTTCTTTGGCAGCAAGCCAAAGCCTCAAGCTGCAAAGCCTGTGGCAAAGAACAAGAAGTCTGCCTATGTCGCTGTTGACGAGACTCAAGTCAAAGTTGACATCGTCAAAAACCTGACCGAGTTTTTCAGACTGCAAGAGCAGTTGGCTGCACACATCAGGAAGGAAGAAGAGAAGAGCCTGACAGTCTATGACCCAGATCAGAACTTGATGGAAGCTGCGCTCAAGCGAGTGATGGCACAGCAAGAGATGGACAGGCTGGTGGTGACGATCAGGGAAACCATGGTGTACCAAAGCCCACCCGAAATGGGTGCGCTGTACAGCGAAGTCTTCAAGATGCGAGAAGTCATATCTGATGAGCAGGAAAAGGCAAGGCTGAAACAGGAGGCACAAAAGCGGGAAGCGGCATGGCAACACAGGCAAGAGGAAAGAAACCTGCAAGCAAAGCTGGCGGCAGTAGTAGCGACTTCTATATTCCTCCTCTACCTGTGGTTGTGGCTCCTGTTCGTCGGTCAATTGGGGAAGAGATAGTGGGCTGGGTTGCTGCTTGTGTTCTGGTCGCCCTGCTTCTCCCGCTGGGTGCAATGCTGTACCTCGATATCTTGGAGGCCAAGCATGAGGTCAAGGAACAGGTCGAGAAGGTAGAACGGTTAAGAAGGCAAGTAGAACAGGAGAAACGCAAGAATGACAAACCATGAACTTAAACTGCTGGCGCTGACTGTTTGTGCTGGCATCCTCTGCGGGTTGCTGGCCGGTTGTGAAGACCGCTTTAGGTACGCCTGCCAAGATCCAAAGAATTGGGAACTTGCTGAGTGCAAGCCGCCAGTCTGCACAGCAACAGGCACATGCCCTGACCAACTTACCAAGCCAGAAAAGGAGTCCAAGTAATGGCAACCATCGGATACAAACCAAACAACCGCCTGTCACCAGAAGAGATTGAAGCTCGCGTCTGGGCGTGGGTGATCTTTGTGATCTCCATCATCTTGCTGGGGAGCTGCTTCAGCTTCATCTACAGCGTGACCTTTGTCACCCAGCCCATGGTTGGCATGGCTCCAATCGACAAGGTCTACACCAAGATGATCAACGACATCATGCTGCTTTGCACTGGTGTGCTGGGTGGCGTGGCTGGACGCAAGGCGGTGTCTGCTGCTGTTGCTACTGCTACTGCCAAGGCAGAGAACATTGACAGCGACAACGACGAGCCGCCAAAGCCATGAAAGACATTCTTGGTGGCCTGCTGATGCTGGTGCTGGTGTTTGGTGGAGGCTACTGCACCGGCAAGCACTATGAGCAAGAGGCCCAGCAGGCCGAGGTTGACAGGCTCAACACCGAAGCCAGAGCCAAGGAGGTGGCGCTTGCCGCTGCCGTCACAACAACTGCAAACGCATTGAGGGTATCAAATGAAAAAGCCAAACTTGCTGCGAAGCAGCGTGATGCTGCTATTGACAGTGGTGCTCTCAAGCTGCGCCTCAAAGCGAGCTGCCCCGTACCAGCCGCCACAGATCCCACCGCTCCCGCCGGAAGTGGTGGAGGAGAAGCATCAGCCGAGCTTGACCGAGAGACTGCTAAAGCTCTTGTCGCCCTGACCGAAGAGGGTGACCGCGCCATCACCAAGCTCAACGCTTGCATCGATTTGTACAACCACGCGATTGAATCGCAGAAAGGCATCAAGTGAATCTGACCGCTAACTTTTCCCTGCACGAACTGACCAAATCCGACACTGCCCTGCGTAATGATCTGGACAACACCCCCGGCGAAGCCGAGACAGAGAACCTGCGCTTGCTCTGCGAAAAAGTCCTTCAGCCCGTGCGTGACCACTTTGGCAAGGGCGTCAAGGTGAACTCAGGGTTCCGCGCTCCAGCCGTCAACCAAGCCACCGGAGGGTCGAAGACCTCAGACCATTGCCTTGGCCGAGCAGCCGATATTGAGATCCCCGGCGTGGCCAATGCCGATCTGGCCCAGTGGATCATGGACAACTTGGACTACACCCAGTTGATCCTTGAGTTTTATACACCCGGCATCCCCGACAGCGGCTGGGTGCATGTGTCCTACGACCCAGCCAACCTCAAGAAACAAGAGCTCACCGCCACCAAGGTGGCAGGCAAGACTCAGTATTTGCCGGGCTTGGTTGCCTGATTACTGTGCAGCACCCAGCGCTTTGATGCGCTGGCTGTAGCTGGCTGTGTGCCTGATCCGCTTGATCGAGTCAATCCGCTGGATGACTTCTTCATTGATCAGCCGCAGCTCTTTCAGGATGGTCATGCGGTCACGCGCTGGCCGCTTGCCTGCTCTGGCAGTCTTGTCGGCCAAGTCTTCGTAGGCATCGGCCCACTCATCCAAGCTGCTGTGCACTGAGTAGGCATCCTCTTTGCCGGGAACCATCAGAGCGTAGCCAATCGGCTGCACGCCATCAGGCTGGACAACAGGCTGCACCACCTCAACAACTTCCGGCTGCACAACCACTGGCTCTTCGTCAACCGTGTCGGCCATGGCCTCGGCGATCACCTGTGGGTCGCTGGTCATTGCTGGGATGGCCACCGGCGCAGGCTTGGCCACCATGTCCAGCGGGTTGCGTGGGGTGATGTCTTTGGCTGGCCGTGGCTTGGTCTCATCAGGGTAGTCCTGTGCCTCTTCGGCGCTGATCAAACCCTTGAGCACATCAGGGAAAGCGTCCCGCAGCGCAAAGCCCCGGGCCCGCATCTGCATCATGCGCTTGGGGTAGGCTGACCATGGGCCTTGCTTGCCCCACAGGCCAGCTCGCTTGGCATCCTCAACGCTGAACTTGGCCACCACTGGCTTGCGGTTCTTGCGCTTGGCCACACACACGGCCACCGGGTTGGGCGTGCCTTCGTTCTCAAAGTACTCTTCGACATCGTCGCAGACCGCGCTGGCCTGCACCAACGCCATCATGGCATCACCGTAGACCGATGGCTTGCCATTGATCACTGCGATGTTTTGCAGGGCTTGCATGGGGGCAAGGCCCATCTCCATGCCCCACTGCACGCAGACCAGAATGTCTTGTGGCTTGTTTTGGTAGGCCTTGGGAACCATGTTGCTGTTGGACAACATCTCGCTGAAGGTGATGGCCTCGGTCAGGGTGGCTGGCGCGAAGCCGCGCTGGCTAGTGGTGGTCAGTTGCATTTGATTGTTCCTCTGTGACATAGGTTTGCATGGTGGTGAAAATCAGGTTGGCCATGGCATCAATGAATGCCTCGGCCTCCTCTTCGGTGCAGTCGGTGGCATTGAGTATGGCCACAACGGCCTGCTCATATGCTTGCATCAGGTCTGGCATGTCCGGCTGGTTCAAGGCTGCTCCTTGATGGTCAGCGTGGACTGACGAATGCTGTAGGCCTCCTTGGCTGGAACCAAGCGTTCTGGCGCTGCCTTGTAGTTGCGCATGGGCCAACTGATGACGTAC